GCCCGTCTCCCTCGTAGCTTTCTCAGGCGTTTTGCTGACCCCGACAAGATCGGCAGGATAGACCACGGGCCTGCTCGAACCTGACGAAAGCCCCGCGCTCGACCCACAACCGATGGAGGCAACAGCATGGCCGCCACAAGGAAGCCCGCGACACCGCGAAAACCAAGGGCAAAGCCCGCCGCGAAAAAAAAGGCTGCGCCGCGAAAGATGGGACAGCCGACAAGATACACCAAAGCAAAGGCCGACGAGTTCTGCCGCCGCATGGCTCTCGGGGAAACATCATCCGACATTGCCAAGACGGAGGGGATGCCGCCTGTCTCGACAGTGTGGGACTGGAGACAAGCCAACCCTGAGTTCTCGGAAGCCTATGCGCGTGCGCGTGAAGACCAGATGCACGCATGGTCGGAGCAAATCGTCACGCTGATCGACGACGCAGAGGCTGACTGGACGGTAGACACCAAGCGCAGCGCCAAGGACGTGCTTGTCGCGGATGCCGATGCCGATGGCCGCGTGGTTCTCAAGTTCAGGCGCCTCCACCTGGAGCGCGCCAAAGCGATGGTCGAGGTCCGCAAGTGGCTCATGGCCAAGATTGTTCCGGCAGTCTTTGGCGACCGTCAGCACCTCGACGTGACGATGAGCCTTGCCGACAAGGACGACGCCGAGCTTATGCATGAGCTGGAAACGGCGGCGACCGCGGCTGGCGTGTCGGCCGACGATCTGGTCAAGATGCTAAGTGGAGCCACGCCGAAGCAATGACTGCGCTTTTGACAACGGCGCAGCGGAAGTTCGCAGTATCGGCTATCCCGATCCTACAGGAAAAGGCCCGACGCGAGGGGCAGCAGCTTTTCTACAAACTTTTCCCGGATGAAGACACGGTGCAGCGCGATGGCTCGATCATCTATGCGCGCGACAAATACGCGAAGCACCTGGAGTTCTTCGAAGCTGGAGCCGAGTTTCGCGAACGCTGCGCCCTCGCTGCCAACCGTGTCGGCAAAACCTTCGCGATGGGCGGGTTCGAGACAGCTTGCCACCTGACCGGCCAATACCCGGACTGGTGGATGGGCCGCAGGTTCGCGCGCCCTGTCCGCTTCTGGGCCGCCGGCAAGACGAATGAGACGACGAGGGACATTGTTCAGGCCACCCTGCTAGGCGAAATATCCCACCAGGGTGGCCGCAAAGGATTCACGGGAACGGGCGTCATACCTGGCGCGACTCTCGGGAAGCTGACGTGGAAGCAGGGCGTTCAGGATCTGCTCGACACGATCAAGGTGCGCCACGTTTCAGGCGGCTGGAGCATGCTCGGGCTGAAATCCTATCAGCAGGGCCGGGGCAGTTTTGAGGGCACCGCGCAGCACGGCATCTGGCTCGATGAAGAGCCGCCCATGGACATCTACGGCGAGTGCATCATCAGGACCGCGACGACCAACGGAATCGTGATGTTGACCTTTACGCCGCTCGAAGGGCTGTCAGAGGTCGTGTTGCAGTTCATGCCCAAGGAAATGAGACCGGAGGTGGATCAATGACCCATACCGACCTTTCCCACACCCGCCAGCTGATCGAACAGGCGAAGGCCCAATTTGAGCATCAGGTATCGGCTGACATCGAGCGATTCTGCGCCGACAACCCCGGCCAGATCCCCGTCATTGTCTGGGACCGCTCCGGCGCGCGTGACGGCAAGCTGCGCTATCGCATCGCCAAATACATCGACATGAGGCCCTGATTGGGCCGCGTTTCCGACTCTCGCTACACCGTGCAAGCGGGGTGGGATGATGTCCCGCACCTGGACGAGAAGGCCAAGCGCGAGCTTCTGGAGTCCACTCCGCCCCACCTGCGCGACGCGCGGGCCAAGGGCATTCCTACGCTTGGCTCGGGGGCTATCTACCCGATCCCGCTGGAATACGTCACCTGCGCGCCCTTCGCGATCCCGGACTACTGGCGGCGCTGCTATGGCAAGGATGTCGGGTGGAATCGGACAGCCGCCATATGGATGGCCGAAGACCCGGCAGACGGGTGCAGATACGCCTATGCGGAATACTATCAAGGCCAGCAGATCCCGGCTGTTCACGCTGCGGCCATCAAGGCGCGGGGCGAATGGATTTGGGGCGCGATTGACCCGGCCAGCCGGGGCCGAAGCCAAGACGAAGGCAAGAAGCTGATCACGCAGTATCTTGGGCATGGGCTCAAGGTCATCCCGGCCAACAACGCGGTCGAGCCCGGCCTTTACGATGTCTGGTCACGTCTCAGCACCGGGCGGTTGAAGTTCTTCATCACGCTCCAGCACACGCAAGCAGAATACCGGCTCTATCGCCGGAACGAAAAGGGCAAGGTGGTCAAAGAAAACGATCACTGCATGGACGCCCTGCGCTACGCCTGCATGACTTTCGACACCGTGGCGAGGGTGAAGCCCGCCAAAGCCGACCACACCGCGCAATCTGGCGCAGCAGACACGAGAGCGGGGTACTAAGATGGTGCATCTGGTCAAGGGCCAAGAATCCGCCCCGATCGAGGACGAGGCGGCAGAGGCCAGCGAACGCGAAAAGATGGCCGAGCGTTTGGAGGCATTTGTTGCCTCGCTGGAGTCCGAGGCCAGAACCCGCGTTGAGCGGCGCCTGCCAGTCGAGCAGCGGTGGCTGATGGACCTTCGGCAGTATCACGGGCAGTACGAGCCGGATGTTTTGGAGCGTCTGCGCAAGGCCGAGGGCTCGCAGGTCTTTCAGAATCTGACCCGCCCCAAAACTAATGCTATGATGGCGCGGCTGTGGGATCTCTTGTTCCCGACCGATGACAGGAATTGGGGGATCAAGCCAACGCCGGTCCCGGAGCTGACGGACTCTGCCGAAGCGGCACTGGAAATTGCCGACGACGCGGAGGACACCGCCGCCGCCTTCAAGGCCAAGGTCGAAGAGGCCCGCGCCGCAGGTGATGAAGAAACGGCCCGCGCCATTGAGCAAGAGGCCGCCGCAGCAGAGGCCGCGCGAAATGAGGCCGAACAGATGGCCAACCGGAGCCATGAGATTTTGAACGAGGCCAAGCGCCGCGCCGATCTCATGCAGGATGAAATCGCGGACCAACTGGCTACTTGCTCCTACCAGGCAGAGTGTCGCGACATGATCGAGGACGCCTGCAAGACCGGCACCGGCATCCTCAAGGGTCCGGTGCTTGGGCAGAAGATCAAACAGAAGTGGGACCGCGCCGAGACGCAGGACGAGCATGGGAACCCCGTCGCCGTTCACGTGCTGACCCACATTGCCGACAATCGGCCCGCGGCATACCGGGTAGACCCGTGGGGATTCTTCCCCGACCCCGACGCGCGCCGCCCAGAGGACAGCGAAGGGTTCTTCGAACGCCACCTCATGAGCCGATCCAAGCTGCGCAAGCTGTCGAAGCGACCGGACATTGACGACGATGTGTTGCGCGAGCTCTTGACCGAAGGCCCGCAGGCAGGAAGCGCACCGGCTTATCTGGTCGATCTGCACTCTCTGACCGGCGAGGACAGCGGAGACGCGAAGGACAAGTTCCAGGTGTGGGAATACACCGGGCCGATCGAGCAAGAGGATTTCGCACTTCTGGCCGATACGTTCGATGACGAGGACGCCAAGGCCGACATCGAGGACATGGACCCGCTCATTGAGCTGCACGCGAAGATCTGGTTCTGCCAAGGCCGCGTGCTGTCTTTCGCCCTGCACCCGCTCGACAGCAACGAACCGATCTATTCCGTTTTCAATCTGGAGCGCGACGAATACGGACCTTGGGGCTTTGGCATCCCGTATTTGATGCGCGACCCGCAGAGCATCCTGAATGGCGCCCTGCGCATGATGATGGACAACGCCGGTCTCGGCACCGGGCCGCAGATTGTCATCAACAATGATGTCGTGTCGCCCTCTGATGGCTCGTGGGCAATCACCCCGCGCAAGGTCTGGCTGCGGAACAACGCCGACGCGCAGCCCAACATGCCCGCCTTCGAGACCTACAACATCCCGATTCACCAGCAGGATCTTGGGCGCATCATGATGACCGCCGCGCAGGCGGCCGACGAAGTCACCGCCATGCCGCAGATCGCGCAGGGCGAACAAGGCACTGGCGTCACCAAGACCGCGCAGGGCATGGCCATTTTGATGAATAGCGCGAACGTGGTGTTCCGCCGCGTCGTGAAGAACTTTGACGATGACGTGACCGTTCCGATGATCCGCCGCTTCTACCATTGGAACATGCAGTTTCACGAGGATGAACGGATCAAGGGCGATTATGACATCGACGCCCGTGGTTCCAGCGTGCTCCTGGTCCGCGAAATGCAGGCGCAGAACCTCCTGATGATTGCCCAGATGTTTGGGGATCACCCGATCTATGGCCCCATGCTCAAGCACGAAAATCTCCTGCGCCAGATCTTCAAGGCCCACATGATCGCCACGGACGAGGTGACCAAGACGGATCGCGAGTTCAAGCAGTTCATCAAGGAGCAAAGCCAGCAGGGCGACCCGATGGCTCAGATGGCAGCGGCAGAGCTGGAGCTGAAAAAGGCAGAGCTGGAATTGCGCCGCGAAGAAATGGCCAACAAGGTCGAACTCTCGAATATGGAATGGGACAAGCGCGAGCGCATTGCCTACCTGACCTTCGATGCAAAGATGAACGCTGTGGCCGAGTCGCTGAACATGAAGCGCGACGAACTCGATGCGAAAATGAGGATGCACAGCGAGTCGGTCCGCACCGGGGAACGCCGCCTTGCCGCGGAGATCTCTGAGAAGCGCCGCACCGGTGTTAGCGCCGGTGGCAGTATATGAGCCAGGTCGACACGACGCACCCGGTCTGGCACGCGCTCAAGCGCCAGATCAGCGCCCGGATCGCAGAACTGCAAGCACAACTGGAAAAACCGTCTGACCAAGACGTGACCAGCAACACCAGAGGCCGGATCGCAGAACTGCGAAGGCTGCTCGATAAGACCGAGCCACCCCCAAAGGAACACCAGCACCAAAGCCCGATCTACTGACCACGCTTTTTTGCTGATGACTGGCCCTGCCTAAGCAGCGCCACCCCGCCCAGGCGGATGATCGAGGCCGCGTTCGCGCCGCCAAATCTCAACTCATAACAAGGTGTTATCCATGAAGGACGAGGAAGACACCCTCGCGCCCGCCGATCTGGCCGGTGACGAGGATATGACTGCGGAACAGTTGTGGGACGAAATCGACAGCGAGGACGAGGGGACGCCGGAAGACGACCTCGATGACGCCGCGTCTGATGGTTTCGAAGACGATGACTCTTCCGAGGATCAGGACGACCACCCCGAAGGCAATGACGCCGAAACCCCTGACCTGCAAGCGCTTCAGGAGCAAAACGAGCGGCTGACACAGCAACTCGACTCCGAGAAAGGCCGCGCCCGTGGCCAGCAGAAGCGCGCTGACAGGCTGCAAGAGAAGCTGGACAAGCTTTCGAAAAGCCGCACCCAGACCGCCGAGGAACGACAGGAACGCGAGCGCAAGCTCGCAGACGCCACCGAGCAATACGGTGATGTCGTTGGGCCGCTCGCTGACGAGATCAAGGATCTCTCGGGCCGCCTCGATACCCTGTCCGAATTGGAGCAACAGGATCTCGAAGAAGCGCAAACCGAACTGGATGAACTCGTGCGCGAAGAGCATGAGCGATTCATGGCTGAACATCCCGATGGCCTCGCGGCCATCCAGCGGAACCAAGATGCGTTCCGCGAATGGATTCAGGACCAGCCAAAAATGATCCGGGATGCCTTCGAGACCAACCGCTCCAAGCTCATCGACGGTACGGCTGCCGCTCTCGTCGTGTCCAGGTTCAAGGCCGCCTTGCTCGAAGCGGATGGGGGCTCCGAACCCAGAACCGAAAACAGGCTTCAAAATCGTCGCCAGCGGCAACTTGCCGGGGCTCGTGATTCCAGAACCGGGGGCCGCCAGTCGGCATCCTCGGAACCCCTCACAGGCGCAGGAACGCCGGAGGATGACTGGAACTATTTCGAGCGGCTGGATGCCAAAAAACGCCGGTAAAGCCTTCCATAAGGAACCACCGTCATGACTGTCACCAAGTCAACTGACTCCGGTATTTCCCAACGCACGAACGTATTCGCGGAGCGGGAAATGCTCAAACATGCGGGGCCGGTCACCGTCCTCGACAAGTTCGGCCTCTCCAAGCGGATGCCGAAGAACAAGAGCGAAACCGTCAAGTTTCGCCGGCCCAAGGTCTTCGCAGAGGTGACCACGCCTCTGGTCGAGGGCGTCACCCCGAGCACGACCGCCTTCGAATACGAGGACGTGTCGGTCAGCCTGAAGCAGTACGGCATGGTCGTCGGGATCACGGATGTGATCGAAGACACCCATGAGGACCCGGTGCTGAAAGATGCCACCGTGCAGGCGGGCGAGAACATCGGCCGCACCATGGAGGCGCTGACCTATGGTGTGCTGAAGGCCGGGACCAACGTGTTCTACACCGCTGGCTCCGCTCGCAACGCGGTCAACGAGCCGATCACCCTGGCCAAGCAGCGCGCGGTTACCCGTGCCCTGAAAGCCCAGAAGGCGATGAAGATCACGCGGATGCTCTCCGCATCGCCCGGCTACGAGACCCGCGCGATCGAGGCTTCGTTCGTCGCCGTGGCGCATACCGACCTTGAAGCTGACATTCGCGGCCTGGCCGGGTTCACCCCGGTTGCCGAGTATGGCCAGCGTCAACCGGTGTGTGACGAGGAAATCGGCTCCGTCGAGGATGTGCGCTACATCCTGTCGCCGGATCTCGACTCCTGGGCCGACGCAGGCGCGGCCAAAGCAGGCGGTTCGATCACGGCTGTTTCCACTTCGGGAACAGCCGCTGACGTCTACCCCGTGCTCTACTTCGGCAAGGAAGCCTACGGCACCGTTGCCCTGCGTGGGTCGGGGGCCGTTTCGCCGTCGATCATCCCGGTCGGTCAGAAGACCAAAGACGACCCTCTCGGGCAGCGGGGCTATGTGGGCTGGAAAACCTGGTTCGCGTCTGTTCGTCTGAACGAGAACTGGATGGCGAGGCTCGAGTGTGCCGTTACGGATCTGTGACATAACCCTGTAAAATAAGGGGCTTTCTTTATCGGCGTGGATCGCTAGAATGTCTGAAAGTAGACAGAAAGGTGATCCATGCCGGTGTACGTTGACTGCCATATTTGCGGTAAGGAGTTTGCCGTTCCCCCGTCGCGGGCGAAAACAGCGAAGGCGTGTTCGAACAAGTGCGCAACGCTGGTCCGGGCAAAATCAAGGGAACGCCGCATTGAGCGCACATGCCCTCAATGTCATCGCGTTTTCGAAATTCCCCGTTCTCACGGAGATCGGCGGCGGTTTTGCAGTAACGAATGCCGTGAAGTGAGCGAACAATATCAGCGCGAGAAAGGCGCTAGGTATTCTGGCGCAGGTAATCCGCGCTGGAATGGTGGGAGGCACCTTCGCGCCGATGGCTACATCTATCGGCATGTTGGGGCGGATCACCCGTTCGGAGGCAGTCAGGGCTATATCCTTGAGCACCGCAAGGTGATGGAGGATTGGCTGAGAAAAAACGATCCAGAAAGCCACTATCTGACGCAGCTTGGGAACAAGTTGTATCTTTCGCCAGACTATGACGTTCACCATGAAGATGAAGACCGGTCGAACAACCGGTTAGACAACCTTCGCTGTATGCACCCTTCTGAACATCGAAAGCTGCACCAGCACAAACGTCGATTGGCGAAGCAAGGTTAAGCCAAAGACTCGATGAAATTCAAAGGCTCGCCATCCCGGCGGGCCTTTTTCATTTCCAAACAAGGAAGGAGGCCCCGACATGTTCAAGGGTCAAATTGCGCACGGTACGGTTGAAGGCACCGGCTCTGCGATCAACATCGAACTTGGGTTCACGCCCGCAATCGTTCGCGTCTTCAACATCGACGGCGATGTAAACCTCTTCTGGAACGCCTCGATGCCTGCCGCCTCTGGCATGAAAACAGTTGCCGCAGGCACCACGGCGCACATCACCACCAACGGAATTTCCACCTACGCTGGCGTCGAGGCGACGACCGGTCTCGGCTTCACCATCGGCGCAGATGCCGATGTGAACGCCTCGGCGGAAACGATCTGTTGGGAAGCCATCGGCACAGAATAACGACCGGGGCGCTTCGGCGCCCCCGTCCCTCTCTTAACGAGCAAGGAGCCATCCACATGGCCAAACCCGAACTGGACGACTTTTCCGCTGCCGTGCTGACCTTGAGCCCCGATGACATGGGCGCTGATGGCAGTCCCAAGGTGGCCCCGCTGAACGCCGCACTGAACGCCGCAGGCTTTGACGACATCACCGCAGCAGAGCGTGATGACCTCTGGTCGCAGCACCTGGCGGCGCAGGACGACACCGACGACACCCCGACCGAATTTGACGACGCGGAAGACGCACCGGAAGGCTCGGCAACCATCACCCTGATCGCATCACCCTGCAATCCGCTGCCGCTCTACGTCCATGGCGTGGGCCGGTTCTCGATTCGCGTGGGTGAAACCGCAACCTTGCCGCGTGAGGCGCTGGACGCGCTGCACAATTCTGGCGGCGTCGAATACAGCTTGGAGGGCTGATCATGCACGGCAAGAAAATCGCCATCGAGGAAGCAGACCTCGGCCAACTCAAAGCCTTCGCGCAGACCGTGCTTGGCCTTGAGTTCCCCAAGAACGCATCCGCCCAGGTTGTGCGCGGCAAGATGCAGGAAGCCGGATACAACGCCGACTTCATCACCGTGTTCGAACAGGTGCAGCCCGGCCCGAGCAGCCATGTCGACGGGCGGTCAGCCCGTGACGCCTCGCGGGTGGAGAAGGAAAGCGGCCGCGTTTACTATCGCATCCTTATTCCGAACGAGGAAAAGCCGGGCGGTGAAGAGCAGGTGCCGGTTAGCGTCAACGGGCGCCGGTTCGACATTCCGCGCGGCCAGGTGGTCGAGGTGCCGGAGGAATACGTCGAGGTTCTGGAGAACGCACAGGCCTATGTCTACGAGCCATATTCGGGCGAGGGCCTTGGCGGGTTGAAAGCGCCAAAGGTCGTGAAGTCCTACCCGTTTTCCTACGCATGACGTGAGGCCCGCCGATGTCCACTTTTCTCCAGCTCTGTCAGGACGTGGCCCGCGAAAGCGGCACGGTGCCGAACTTAGGCCAACCTGCGACCGTCACCGGGCAGGAGGGGCGCCTGTCGCGCATCATCACGTGGACAGCCTCGGCCTATACCGATATCCAGCGCCACAAGAGACACTGGCGCTGGATGCACGCAGATTTCAGCGGCGAGACGGTTTCCAGCACGCGCACGTATGACGCTGCGGCGATGTCGATCTCGGAACGGTTCTCGCGCTGGATCTTCCAAGGGGAGCAAGGCGACAACCTCTTCTCGATCTACAAGACCAGCGAGGGGCAGGACACCGAGGGATTCCTGACCTTTGTCGACTGGCCCAACTTCCGCCGCAAGTTTGCAATCGGTTCGGCGGCCAGCGACACCGGCAAGCCCGCCTATGTCACCGTGAACGACCAGAATGAACTGGTGTTCTACCCGACACCGGACGCGGCCTATACCGTTCGAGGGGTCTACTACAAGTCGCCACAGACCCTCTCGGTCGATGCTGACGTGCCGGAAATGCCGGAAGATTTTCACGTCGCGATCCAATGGCGCGCGCTGATGCTGATGGGCGTCTATGACGAGGCCCCGAACCAGATGCCGAACTGGACGGCGGATTTCTACAAGGTGATGAACGCACTGGAAGAGCACCAACTGCCGCGCGTTCGCATGGCTGGAGCATTGGCCTGATGGCGCAGCGTCAGGAAGTCGTCCAGATGCAAGGCGGGCTGGATCTGGTGACGCCCGGCGCGTTCATGCGCCCCGGCGCGCTGATTGCCTGCCAGAACTACGAGAGCGAAGTGCGAGGGTATCGCCGCGTCGAGGGGTATGAGCGGCTGGATGGCCGTCCGAGCCCCTCCGAAGCAAGCTATTGGGTTCTGCCCTTCATCACCGGCACGACAGCGATCAGCGAGGGGGACACGCTCACCGGCGCGACATCCGGCGCGACAGGCCTTGTGCTACAGGATGCAGTCGCGGATACCGGCACATGGGGCGGGGGCGATGCCGCAGGCGACGTGATCCTCTACAACGTCAGCGGCACGTTTCAGGACGGCGAGAACCTGCAAGTTTCGGCGGCGACCGTCGCTGTGTCGGACGGGGTTGCGCTGGAGAAGGGCGCCGAAACGGACGCTCTGGAAAACACCTATCTGCAAGCGGCCATCGAGAAGCGCCGCACCGCGATCGCCGCCATGACCGGTTCCGGCGGCACGCTTGGAATCGCGACATACAAGGGCGACATCTACGCCTGGCGCAACAATGCCGGGGGAACAGCCGCAGTCATGTATAAGGCGACCTCGGCCGGTTGGGTCGCGCAATCCTTCGGGCACACACTGGATTTCACCGGCGGCAACGTCGCAGCCCTTGTCGAAGGGGAGACCATCACCGGCGGCACTTCCGGGGCCACAGCCACGGTTGAGCGCGTCGTGAAGCAATCCGGCGCGTGGGCCGGGTCGGCTGCGGGTTATCTCGTCCTTTCCGGTGTGACCGGCACGTTCTCAGCGGCTGAAACAGTCACCGGCGGCACGTCGACCGGGACTGTTGCCGCATCGGGGGCGCAGGCCGCAATCACCCTGCCGGCCGGGGGCAACTACCGAACGCTATCTCACAATTTTTACGGCACGGCGAACCTGCGCCGCCTCTATGGCGTGAATGGGGAAGGCTACGCTTTCGAGTGGGATGGCTCAGTGATGGCACCGATCCGAACGGGCGTGTCCGCGTCAATCGACAAGCCCAAGCACATTGGGGTTCACAACAACCACCTGATGCTGGCCTTCGACGGCGGTTCGCTCATGCACTCAGGCACCGGCCTTCCGCTTTCCTTCGACGCAGCAGACGGAGCGGGCGAAACCGGGTTTGGGGAAGACATCACCGGCCTCCTGTCCAGCACCAAGACGGCCACGATCATCGCGGGCCGGAACAAGATCGGCTACCTGACCGGAAATGACGTGAACGACTTTGTTCTCGCGAACCTGTCGGAAGACTCTGGCGCGATCGAAGGGACGCTCCAGATGATCGGCAAGCCTCACTTCCTCGATGACCGGGGCGTGCGGGACATGACCGCGGCACAGTCCTTCGGGGATTGGGAGATTGGATCAATCACCGAACCGATCGAGCCGCTGCTTGCCTCCAAAAAGGCCAGCGGGTTGACGCCGGTTGGTTCTTTGCGCGTCAGGGCAAAAAGCCAGTACCGCCTCTACTACAGCGATGGCTCGGGCGTTTCGATCTACTTTGGCCGGCAGAGGCCGGAGTGCATGACGTTCAAGCTCGCGTTCACACCCACATGCTTCGCTTCTGGCGAAACCAGCACGGGCGACGAGATCCTGTTGGCAGGTGATGACGCCGGGTTCGTCTATGAGCTGGACGCAGGAACCTCTGCGGATGGGGCATCCGTCGAGGCCTATGTGCGCACGTCCTTCCTCAACCAAGGGGCCCCGTTCCGAGAAAAGCGCTACCACCGCACCCTGATTTCGGTCGTCGGCGGGAACGCTTCAATGGACATGACACTCAGCTGCGACGTGTCTTACGGCGACCCGGACAAGCCGATCAGCGCCGAGGCCGACGCCGAATTGAATTTCAGCGGCGGGTTCTGGGACGAGGCGAATTGGAACGAGTTCTATTGGTCTTCCGCGATTGAGGGGCAAGCGGTCCTGCCAATCGACAATGTTGGGACGAACGTGTCGATGGCCTTGATGTCGGACGCGACCTACGAAGTCCCGCACACCCTGTCTTCTGTCACAGTCAACTTCACGCCCAGGAGGCAGATCAGATGAGCAACGACTATTTCAACCACACGTCACCGCTCAGTCGCCACACGCTCGCCCGCTCGACCGCGATCAACACGTTCATGACGGCCATAGCCGCGGGGTTCGACAAGCTTCCGGCTGAACTGGTTCTGAATCAGGGGCGGGTGAATTTCGCCTCCGATGGCGGGGCGGCCAATGCCTACACCGCAACCATGCCGAAGACATGGACGAGCTATGTCAACGGCGCGACGGTGTTGCTGGAGATCGGCGCGGGGAACACCAACACCGGCGCCTGCACGCTGAACGTGGACGGCCTTGGCGCGCGGGCGATCAAGACCTTCGCCGGGGCAGACCCGGCAGCAAGCGACCTGGAGGCGGGCAAGACCTACCACCTCGTCTATGACGCCTCCGCAAGCCAGTTCAAGATGCTGTCCTATGCCTCTCAGGACACGGTGAATATCGCGACGGTGGCTGACAACATCACGAACGTGAACACCGTGGCCGGAATCAGTGGGAACGTCACCACGGTCGCGGGGATCAATGCGAACGTAACGACCGTGGCCGGAATTTCGGCCAATGTCACCACGGTCGCGGGCGTGGCGGCCAATGTAACGACTGTCGCCGGGATCAGCAGCGATGTCACCACGGTTGCGGCAGATAGCGTCGACATTGGCACCGTGGCCGGGATTTCTGCCGACATCCAGACCCTTGCCGACATCGAGGACGGGACCAGCGCGACCAATGCGATTTCGACGGTTGCGTCGATTTCTGCCAACGTGACTACCGTGGCGGCAGATGGCGTTGATATTGGCACGGTGGCCGGGATCAGTGCAGATGTCAGCACAGTGGCCGGGATCAGCGCCAACGTGACGACCGTGGCCAACGATGGAACCGACATCGGGACAGTGGCGGGACTGAGCGCCGACATTCAGACTCTCGCGGACATCGAAGACGGCACGACAGCCACGAACGCGATATCGACGGTGGCTGGCATCTCGGCGAACGTAACCACGGTCGCCAACGACGGAACCGACATCGGAACGGTCGCCGGGATCTCCGGCAATGTGACGACCGTTGCAGGTATCAGCGCGAACGTAACCACTGTGGCAGGCATTTCGGGCAACGTCACGACCGTCGCCGGTGACAGCGCGGCCATCGGAACGGTGGCTGGTATCAGTGGCAACATCACCACGGCGGCGGGGATCAGCGCGGACATCACGACCGTCGCCGGGGTCTCTGCAAACGTCACCACGGTCGCGACAGACATCACCAACGTGAACACCGTGGCAACCAACATTGCGGACGTGAACACCTTTGCGAACCGCTACCGGATTGCGTCATCGGCCCCGGCCACCAGCCTCGACGTGGGCGATCTCTACTTCAACACGTCAAACAATCAGCTTTATGTTTATGATGGCGCGGCGTGGTCTGCGGCTGCCTTCGATACAAGCGGCGCACTTATCGCCGTGAACAACCTGTCGGAAATCGTCGACCCCGCCGCAGCACGAGGTAACCTGCTTCTCGGCACGGCGGCCACCGCCGCGACTGGTGACTTCGCCACAGCGGCGCAGGGCGCGAACGCCGACACCGCCTTCGGGTGGGGCGACCATTCACTGGCCGGATACCTGACCACCGTATCATCTCACACGCACCCGCTTTCCGAGGTCAGCGACTGGCCGGGCGCCGTTTCGGCAACCGAAGTTGGCTATTTGAACGGTGTCACGAGCGCTATCCAGACGCAGTTGAACACCAAGGCCCCTCTTGCGTCCCCGGCTCTGACCGGAAACCCGACAGCGCCCACTCAGACAGCAGGAGACAATTCCACAAAGATCGCCACAACGGCCTACGTTGACGCTGCTGGTGGTGGGGGTTTTGTCCCGATCTCAAAGACTACGGTTTCTGGCTCCCCGAGCGCCGTCGATATTGAACTGCCCTCTGGGTATGAACAATACATGATGCTGTTGGATATAGTCGAACCCGTAACAGATGGGCAGCCGTTTCATTTGAGAGCGTCGAATGATGGCGGTTCGACATTTATCACAGGCTCGTTTTCGCATGAATGGGAGGTCATACAGGTAAAGGTGGTGTCGGGTGCGCCGACTGTTTCCGGTCGGGCGAGCAATAACGATAACGAGATTGTCCTTGCAGACAATGTCGGCGTTAATGGTTATGAACGCATTGATTTTGCAAAAATAATTATCTACCAGCCCAAGACCGGCACTAGGGCGCATGTCGAGTGGACTATAAGATACAGAGATAGTTCTAATGCCGTTTATTTTGAGAGTGGCTCTGGCGCTATTACGTCTAGCACAACGAATCTCACCGATTTGAGGTTTTTGTTCAACTCTGGGAATGTTTCGACTGGCATTTTCCACCTCTTTGGCATTGTAGATGGAGACGCATGATGGCAACCGTCCTTAAATCCGATGGCACGCGCGCAGAAGTCCCCGACGAGGAAATCTGGGGGCCTGCGAAAACCGAAGCCGAACAGGTGGCAGAGCGAAAGCCGCAACTTCACGATGCCGCAAAAGCGGCCTATTCCCGCGCGATGTATCCGATCAGCGCCCAATACCCCGCCGAGGAACGCGAGGGTTGGGCCGAACAGGTCGCAGCAGCGCAGGAGGTTCTGTCAGGCGGGCAGAACAATCTCATTGATGCCCTGCGCGCACCCACGGGTGAAACAGCACAGGCAATGGCACAAACCATCATCGACAAGCGGGCGCAGTATCTCGTCGCCTATGGGGCGATCACGTCCGCACGGCGCGGCCTGTCGGCACAGATCCAGGCGGCGACCACTCTGGCAGAACTCGACGCCATTAATGTTAACGCGGCCTTCGGGCTGACCTGACGCCTGACCGATGGGCATTCAAGTCACTCCCGGCCTGCGCCGTCGCTGGCGCACGGTGGCAGATGTCCTCTC